CTTACTTGGGATTAATTCAGTAAATGATCCTGGAACAACATATACTGTTCAGGGTACCGAGTGTGTAATTTTAATCAGTACTCGAGACACTGGCGAAGGTGGTATTAATAGCGACATAACATTGACTTTACCAGATGCCAGTGACAATCCTGGAAGGGTTTTAACAATCAAAGATGCTGGCGGATATTGTGATGTCGTTGGTCGGGGTATTGTATTGAATACATCATCTGGTGATAATTTTGATGGAAATCCAGTCACAACTAGTATTAGTTTGCCAAGTGCAGCAAGCTTCAAGAAATTAATATCTGACGGTGCTTTGAGTTGGTATGAAATAGGGAATTAAAAAATAATATCTTTATTTTTTTAGATAATTGTGAGTACATAACCAACAACAACCCACACACACTAAGGCGAATAACCAACTTCCGTTTAAAAAACTGTGAACAGCAAACGCGCCATTGAAAACTGCGCAAAATAAACTGAAGCCTTTTGATGCCAATATTTTTGTAATGTTCATAACGTACCTTAACGCATATGGGTTGTGTGGTTTATGTTATCGATTATTTTTCGTTGTCTGAACATGCACTCTAACATCTTGTGCATTTGTCTTTACTAACTGCATTGCCTTTCTAATTCGGGATCCTGCAGATGCATTTCCTTCACTATAAAACTTATCATAATCGGTACGAACGTTCTCTAAAAGTGTAATCATATCACTTAAAGTTGTTGGTGTTGTATTATTCATTTTTTTTGCACTCCTTGAAATAAAAAACTGAGACCTTAATCTCAGTTTGTATTTTATATTATTTCATCTTATGTTAAATTGCACACATCATCTTGTAGGTGACATTATTCTATAACAAGCCCTTTAATGATATATCGTATGTCACCAGTTAGTGGATCAATTCGTATTTCAACTTCTAATTTAGGTTCCGGTTGAATTTCTTTTTTCCTGTCAACACAACCAACACACATGTCATGTTCATCAGGCTTTTCTGACACTTCGATTGGAGGATCTGTAGTTGGTTCTTCATTCGCATCAGCCGTTTCAAGTCCGGCAATAAGAATAAATGTAAGAATAAACATCATTTTTTTCTCCAAAATGGTGGACCCGGCGGGAGTCGAACCCGCGTCCGCAATAGTCTTAGTTTGAGTCATCCACAAGCTTGCCTAATCATTTCTCCGATCAGGAGGATAGTTACCACATTTATAACCTCTGCTGTAACCTGGTGAGGAACTGGTGCCCTTTTATTTCTTAGCAGGAGCAACTGCTAAAGCTTAAATTGGATAGATGGCTTTAAGCGGCCACCTGATTAAGCCGCTAAGCGGACAGAATCAAAATGATTGTTGTTATTTGCAACTATTGTTTTGAACTTTTAAGGATGTATCTTTCCTGCTTGCACTCTCCCCTTGATTCTACCCCGTCGAAGCCGTTTCGGGCCCAAAGATAAAGCATTATTGTTTTCTTGATTTTTCTGTGGTTAGTGATACTCGAACTAAATCAGCTACTTCATTTTTTAAAAGTCGCAAACCTCTTCTTGCTCTTACTCCAGCAGATGCATTTCCATTTGCCTGTTTAAGAACATCAAGTTCTAGACTTTCAACTAGCGTTTTCAGCTCAGTCCACTTTGTAGTAAGTTCATCAGCCATATTTACCTCACGATTATTTTACTTTCTTCAGATTCAGTGTCAGAATCTTTTTCTAGAGAATCTCCAAGTGCCAAAAAAATGTCATCAGACATGTTTCTATTGTTAAGCTCTAGTGATAATAAATATATGATTTTTGTAATTTGATATTGAGAAACACCATAGTCCATAATAGTTTTGGTGATATCCCTCGCAGCCACAGCCTGTTCCAACCTTTCTTCTTGCTTTATTTTTCCATATCTTTTAGTCATGATTTTATTCCTATCTGATAGTTGAACGGCTCAACTTTAAATCGCCCATTTGAAAGTAACGTCAAAAATTTTCCAACTGCATACTCCTCAACAAACTCTTTTTCAAGCAATATTTTCTTATCATACAGTTGGTTTTCTATAACAAAAGAAATTTCTTGGTATGTTGCCAAATCTGCATTGCTTGATTCCAATAACTGAACCACATCATCTGGTAATGATAATGAAATATCAGCTATTGTCTGAACAGACCTTAGGTTTTCTTTGGATTGGATTATTTCACTTTTACAGAAATCAAATACTCGATGCACAATTCCACAATTATTACATTGCACAAATGTTTCATTAAATTTATCATTTACCATAGTTGAAAAAACTACAAATTCGTGAAAAATTGGATTTTTTCTTTTTTTAAACTGTGGTAAAATACAACGACATTTTATTGAATGTTTCTGTGCCGTCATTTCATTTAGTAGTACTTGATTAGCTGATCAATCGTACGATTTTGTACACTACTTTTTGCCGAAAGTATTTGAATTCTTAGTTGTGTAAGATCATCATTAGAGTACTTCTTAGTTTCAATAAGCTTTGTTAAGAGTTCACTAGAAAACAATTCAAATGAATCCTGAATTAACCTTGCAATCTCTCCCTGTGAGGGGGTTTGAATTTTTGGCTTAGATTTCACTTTTGTGTCACCAGCCATCTCAATTGTTGTTTTTGTTTTTCTTGGCATTTGGAACCTCCATGCAATAATTTAAAATCTTTTGTTGAAAATGTTAAATAAATTACCCTGCACATCTGTCAGCTATACAGCTAGCTGCCCAACTCATTGGCTTTAAAGTAGCTATAAAACCACACCCAACGATATAACTTTGTAATTGCTTTGCAAATTTTCCTGATGCTGTTTTAAGATCTGGGTTGATATCTGCATGAACTATGATTTTTCGATTGGGGAGATCAGCTCGAATTTGGTCAGCTACAAAACATGAAAGTGTTACTTCGTCTTGAAGTCTCTGCTGCAACGTTGGTTTGCTATTTTTCCACGGTTTAAATTTTATATAAAAATATCTCGCAAATTCACCTTTTTTTATAATTGCTACACTAACAGCCATTACAAATGGTACCTTGGATGGATTACTGTCGGCACCTACATATACGTCACATTCTTTTTGAGATATCTGCTCTATAATACTATAAAAGCTAATTTCGGTTTTGGAACTGCAAAACCATGATTTTGCTAATATTTTTGGCAGATCATTGTATTGCAACGCATCCCCCTGAACCGTGTATTGCATCACACATATGTTCAGATGTTATGTTTGATATGTCTGCTATGCTGGCAGGCAATATGTAAGTGTGCCTTTTAGATAAGTTATTAACACTAACAGTTCCAGAATTTGCAAATGCTGCAATGTAGTTTATTGAAAATGAAAAAACATTATTAAGATACTGAACAAAACTATCTCCACCTTTAACCCACAAATAAACAGAGTTTGCGTTAAGGCTGTCAAGTCTATCACCGTAAACAAGTTCAATATCTTCTTTGGACATTTTTTCATCCCAAGATGCCAGCTGAATTTTTTTCTTAATGCTTTGTATTCTTTTGTTTATTGAATTTTTTGCCTTTTCTTTTTGGTCAAAATAAAATGTTTTATGACTTATTTTGACACCAGTTGCAGTAGTCAAGTCAGACACACTCATATTACTTAGCCTTAAACCGGTTTCAGCTGTAATCAAATTTGACATTAAGCAAGTTGCAATGTCACTTAAAACATTTACGTTTTCAATACAATCATTAATTTGAACTGGAATTACATCTAATGTCTTTCTAGCCTGATTCGCATTTATGGTAGATAACACATCATTTGAAAAAGATCTTGCAACTAAGACACATGATATTTTTTGTTCAGATATCTCGTTAAACAATCTATCGACCTGGCTCACACTTTCAATTACTCCATCATATAATACAATTTTTGCCTCATCACGATGAATAACTTCTTTTAAGAACATTGATTCCAGACCGATGTTGAACACATGACAAGATTTCAATTCAAGTGTTGGGATTGATGAATGAGTTTTTTTAATGCTTAATGAACCCTTTATTCCAAGGTGTTCAATCGTACTTTTTACAAACTCAAAAATGTTTAAATCAACAAACGAAGAGAGTGAAGAAAAGCTATCACTAATATCTGGTCTTTTAACTTTAATATTCTTTAAATTTAAAGACTCTTTGTTGAGCATCTTGCATGCAAAAAAATAAGCAGAGATGTTGCCTGAACTCTTTACCGACCTCTCTGCTATAAAATAACATTGGAGGAATAGTTTTCGAATATAATCTGGCCACTCATTTATTCTTGCTACATGATTAATGTAATCAGGTCCATCAGCAATTGAAACAGTAAGTAAATCGTCAGCACTAATTAGCTTTTTTAAAAATGCCGACACAAATTGCTCAGAGCATTTTTTAACTTGGCGAACAACTTCTTCTTTTACAATAAAACTAGTGTGTAAAGGTGTTTCCGGACTTGTCATTTTTTGTACCTGCCCCAGCAATGCCAATTATAGTATCAATTAAATTTTGTGCACCTTCTGAAATTTTTTCTTGTGCTTCTTTCTTTTCATTAACTTCAATTGAAAATCTAGCAAAAGCCAAAATCATAGAAAGCCCAATAAGCCCCCAACCAAATTGATTCTGTGACACTAGTAACCAAGTACCTGCCAATAAGCAGACTTCTGAATATTTCACGTTATCTCCCTTAGCTGTCACGCCAAAGATTGTTACTTGCAAAGGTTAAAACCTCTTCAGCACTTTCAGCAGTATAATCATATTCATCAATCATGGTTTGTACCATTTCACTGTATTTTTTTTGTTGATCATCATCACGTGATTTGCTTTTTGTAACAATTCGAGCCATGTCCTTTACAGAAGATATTAGATAAGCTTCAATGGCTTCCTTCAAGGGTTCGTAAGACCTGAAATTGACTGTTTCATTTCTACGCATTTTTGCAAACATATAAGCAGTGACATCAGATCTAAAACCGTCCCTAGATGATCCAGTAATTCCAATTTGCTCTTCAATTGCCCGCATAAAACGTTCATCCGGCTCTCGGGTTTCATCAGTTATTGGATCTTTTAATTTTTGCCTAGTCGTAAAAGCTTCAGCATTATCAAGATATGAATTAAAAAGAGATTGTGCTTGTTCATCATACGCAGTAACAAATGCTTTTGCAATTTCATCTTCTAGAATTTTAAGATATTCTTCCCTAACTGTTTTTTGAATTAGTTCAAGACAGTATGTTCTAAATTCTTCGTCAATAATCTGTTCGCTAACCTTCTCTCTTAGAGAATTAATTATTGATACAGGTGTGATAAAATCTTTGCTAGAACCAGCCAAAGCTGAATCTATTGCCTTCATGATAAATCTAGTTGAAATTCCTCGCATACCTTCGTTTCTGCTTTCTTCTTTTAAATCCTTAATATCGATCTTCTTCACTCGACCTTTTTCAATAACCTCTTCGCCATTATAAATTTTCATCTTGGTAAGAATATCACACTTTTGAGTATGGCTTAGCCTACTCATTACTGAAAACATTGATGCTATTCTAATTGTGTGAGGTGCCAAATGAGCTGTGAAATCAGAGCGACCTAACATTTTTTCATAAATCTTAATTTCTTGATCTAATTCAAGAACATATGGAACATTAATTTTTACAATACGATCTAAAATTGCTTCGTTTGTATGCTCTGCTCTAAATTTATTCCACTCTGACTCATTACAGTGAGCAAGAATCACACCATCAAAATGAAGCATATCATGTTTTCCAGGTGACGGAACCCTCTTTTCTTGTGTTGCTGTAATAATGGTGTGAAGAAATTCAATTTCATTCTTAAACATTTCAACCATTTCTACTATTCCGCGGTTTCCAACATTAAAAGCACCATTAAGAGAAAGAATTCTTGGATCATCTTCGGAATACTTGTCTAGCTTCGAAATATCTTCTGAACCTATTAACACAGATACATCCTGTGAGTTTGCGTCCATTGGCGGGACCGAAGCAATCCCCCTCCGTCCTCTTTGCGAAAAAGTCGACTCTGTTACTTTAAAGTCCTCGTACTTTCCACCATATTCTTCAAGCAATTTAAATCTTGCCACTGGACTAATATCACCATCAATTTTTGTCTTTAATAGCTTTTCAAATTCAGTCCTGAGTGATCTTGGGAGCAGTTGTAATGGTTCACCTCGTTGCGGATCACCATCAAGATGATAATAAGACAATCCGTCTAGTGAGGATTTAATGTGCTCTGTAATTGCAGATTTTCCAGCACCAACTGGTCCCATTAACAAAAGTACCTGCCGTGATTCTTCACCTCTTAGTGATGCAGAACGAAGAAAGTTCATTATCTTTGTAATAACTCCCTCCATCCCAAAAAATTCACCATCAAAATATTCATAAACTTTGATGTGGTCATTATTAAAAAGCTTTCGCTTTCTTTCACCATTCTCAAGGTCTTTTGTACCTTTATTTAAAATTGCATCATAAAGTCTTGCGTGAGAATATTTTGCGATTTTAGGATCTTCACTCACGAGGTCAAGATATTCTAAAAAAGTTCCGCTAAATTTCTTTGGCTTTGCCTTTTTGCGTTGCTTTTCTATAATGCTTAAAAAATCTTTTTTCGAACTCACTGCATGCTCCTAAATCTCAAAAGGCTCTTCATCGATAGTTGTAATTAATTTTACTTCATCTTTCCAAATATCACGTATGTGAGAAACAACACGTTCAGCATAATTTAATTCTAAATCTCTTCCGTCGTGCTCGTGATGCAAAATTATTGCCCCATTTTCAATATTCTCAACATATATCATAGGTATATTATTCATTCCAGTTTGATTGATAAGGCTTGAACGTATGTTTTTCCATCCGTCATGGTCAGAAACCTCAGTTATTAAATAATGCTGCTCATTGTCTAGATACTCAAAAAAACCTAATTTTTCGCAAAGATCTCTTGTTAGGTACTGCCTGAGGAATGCTTCGTCGTTGCATGTAGCTCTTGCAATGAAACATTCTTCCATCCCAAACCTTTCTTTTATGTCTTGAAACATTACAAAACCAACATGGTAAGGGTTAACACCACCAGCATGAGGGCGGATAACTTGATTATGAGATTTTAAAAACGGTATATGCATACTATCAGGCAACTTCAGATCGTGATTGATCGTGTAATGCCAAAAGCTAGCCCAGCCTTCATTCATAATCTTTGTTTGAATCTGTGGTAAGAAATAATATGCTTCTCCTCTGGATATTTCTAGAATATCAGCTTCCCATTCTTCTAAATTCTTACAGTGTTCAAGCATAAAACCAAACAAATCGTATTCCGGATTCAATGGTATCTTCTTTAAGTCAGGATAATCAGCGTCTTCATTTTTTTTAGAATTAAAGTCTTTGATAGCTAATTGTCTTTGCTGTTTGATATTCCTGTAGTTATTTGAATATCTATTGACCTGAAACTGTAAAGCCTGGCATGCATCCAGAAGCTTTTCAACTCTATTGATCCCAACTGTAGGATCCTCGACATAGCCTTGGATTCTATTTCTTGCGTTTCTGAATCTACCTACCACACGCTCTGGATCTGTATGGGCAAACTCTTTGTTATTCTTAAAGAAATCTGAATGTCCTACACAGTGTGCCATGATGAGGACTTGTAAATATAATGGATTCTCACGCATCAAGTAAGCAATAGATGGATTACTGTTGATAATCAATTCGTAAGGAAGTCCTTCCATCCCTAGATTATATCGTTGGTGTGTCTGTTCAAATGACTTTCCATAGGACCAGTGCCCATAATGTGAAGGCATTCCGTGGTATGACATATGCCCAATCATCTCATAATAGTCACAAGATTCATACACAATCGGAAACCAGTCAAGATCTTTTTCTAAAGCAATGTCACAAATTTCAGAATCAAATTTTTCTAAATCAGCAAAAGTCCATGACGACATTACACACCTCCAAAGAATTTTTCAAACGCCGGCCAAATATCAGTTTTATCGCCAATTTTTGCACTCTTAACATTTGAATCAGGCGTATTCTGAAATATTTCAAAAAGTGTTGTATCACTTGAATTCCACTTCAATCGCTCTTCCCGCGGTTCAACTTCACAATATCCAATAAACTGACATATTGATTTTAGCGAATTTATTAAGTCGATAACTTTTGGATTATCACTATTCCAATTATCGCCATCGCTACATTGAAACATGTAAATGTTCCAGGCACTGGGATGATATCTCTTATTGATAATATTATCTACCATTTCCAAAGCCGAAGAAACAACTGTTCCTCCACTGGAACCTCTGGAGAAAAATTGCTCTTCTGATACTTCATAAGCCTGTGAGTCGTGTGCCACAAAAATAATTTCTGTGTTGTCATACTTAGAACGAATAAAGTGGTACAAGAGAAAGAAAAAACTACGGGAAAGATATTTTTTTTCCTTTGTCATCGATCCACTAATGTCCATAACAAAGAAGATTACAGCGTTGGAATTAGGCGTCTTTTTCTCTTTAATATGCTTGTATCTTAAATCACTTTCGCGGAAACCAAAATCATCTTCGTCAACATCTTTTGTTCTTTTTGCGATGTTTCGCCTTTTCAGCATTTTTTTAACTGTTTCTTTTTTATCCAGGCGAGGACGAATTCCATGGCTTCTGTACCCATGTCGTTTCATCCTTTCAGACATCATTTTTTTAAATTGTTTTTTTGCAATTTCTGGAAGGTGCAGGCTATCAAACAAATAGCTCGCTAATTCTTCAAGTGTTATTTCAACTTCATAAAATTCTTCACCAGCTTCATTTCCTGGTTTTCCAGATCCCTGCCCTTGCCCCTGTCCTTTATTTTGTTTTTTGATTTTCTGGCCTCGGGCAACGTCACTTCCAGCACTTGAACCAACTTTTTGCCTATTAGAACCAAAAATAAATTTATACTGTTTAATACCTCGAACCGGTATCTTGATTTTCTTTTTTCCATTCTGACCGATGATTGACTCATCGGCTATGATGTCAGTGACACCTTCTTTTATGGCTTTATCTATTTTTTCCCGATGCCTCCGCCGGTCTGATGCTGACCTATCGGCATGAGATTTATGTTCTTTAAATACTGACATGTTGCAATTTTAACCAAGTAAGGGTTCAATGTTAAGTATTAAACAACATACTTTACACCCCACATCAAAGCATTAGATAGATAGTCTGGTAAAACAACAGCCGCAGTATCTGGGTGTAACCAATAAAATCTAAGATGTTCCACCTCACCACTTTCAGGATTCGCCATCAATGTTGGCTCTTGAGTTGTTTCGGCACAAAATACAGTAAGATGCTTATCATTGTAAACATCGTTGGTCAATAAATTTTGTAGTGAAACAAAAATTTGTGTTTCTTCAAAACATTCTCTTTGTGCAGTTGCAAAACGATCTATATCACCCGAATCAACATGACCTTTTGGAATGTCAAATTTTCCATTTCTGTCTAAAAGTATTAAAACCTTTTTTTCGCCATTGAAATCTTTAAATACTAAAAACCCAGCGCCTTTTTTATTCTTTCCCAGCTGCATCAATAACCTCTTTAAAATCATTCCAATGGTTTTTTGATATCCCCGGAGGAGCGCTGTTATTGAATTTATCGACCAGAAATGTTTTTGTGTTGGCATATTTTTCTACCTGCCCTTGGCTTGGGTTATCACTTGCATTTTGCATCATGTCCGCCAGCTTCACTCTCATTGCATATTCATCGTTAATAAGCGAATTGACATATCCAATGTACGATTGCCCGCTTTCTTTTGTTAGTGCCTTAACCGCCGTATAAATCTGTTCGGCAATTTCAAGATCCGCTTCAGGGAGTTCATCAACTAAAAGATCAAAAAAGTGATCTTCATCTTCAATATTTCCAAGTGGAATTCCATCTTCTAGTGCATCATGCAATAGCGCAGTATAATATGTTATTATATCAGAATAATAAGTCTTTACGATATCTGCAACTTCTTGTGGGTGTAAAAAATATGGCTCACCAGATCTTCTTTTTTGATCTCGGTGAGCATATTGTGATAAAACCTGTGCTGAATCTAATTTTTCATTTTCTTTAAGACTATATTTGATAAAGTCCCGGATACAGGAATAATTCATATTTTAAGCTCGACAACCAGATTTAATTAAATATTGCAGTTATCTCACATTTTTCAATTACTAACAATACTTTTCTTAAATTCGTCTGGAAAGTACTTTTTATTGCGGGGGTAAAACCGATCCCAGTCTGAATCTAAAATGTATGTTACTGCAAAATCATCTTTATGTCTAATAGATCGTCCCACAGATTGTACGATTGTTTTTGCCGTCTGCAGCGGGTACCACCACTTCCATTTGTGCATTCTTTTCTTTACAAGCTTATCACCAAGATACGGATAGGGAACCTTACAGAGGATCTGGAACCGGCTACAATCATCCTTGAGGTCTACACCTTCAGTCATGGAGGGTGACAGGAGAACGGTATTCTTACTACTTGTAATGTGTTTTGCCAGTACCTCATCTCTATTTGTACTGTCGTGAATCAATAATCGATTGCTTCTAATATTTTTCTTGATATAATTGGCAACCTTGTAAGAATGACAATGGATAATTCCCTTATCACCTGAATGTTCTTTTAATATCATCTTAATCCCTTGTACCATCTTGGGAAGTGTTTGATCAATTGATCTTGATGCCATACTTCCAATTGGGTTATAAAGGATAGGTCGATTTTCAATTGGAAATGGACTTTCAAAGCTAATAAATTCTGCCTGATCTTTTGGTATACCCAAACTTTCACAAAATGCATCTCCATCTAAAATCGTAGCTGACATGAGAATAATTTTGGCGCCGTGTTTAAAAAGTAATGAATGAGAAAATTGAGATACATCAATAGGCTTAAATTCAATTTTCTTCATTGTTCTTCCATAACCTTCCTGATGATTGACAATCCAGTTATCCGCCGAATATGTTTCTAAAAATCTATTAATCTTACATTCATGCTTGTCAAGCATTTCCAGCTTTTTAGCAAGGGACGTAAATTCACTTAATCTATCTTGCAGGCCAACATATTTTTTGATACTAGCTTTTGCAAATTTAACATGTGAAGACAACTTTGGAAGATAAACTGCTTTTACCCACTTAATGCTTTGTGCAAGTGACATTTCCCCAGGCCACTGAATCTTTAAAACCGTCTTTGCAAAACGCTCAGAAATCGTAACCTCAATAAATTTGCTTAATTGCAACTCTACATTGTGAGCCTCATCAACCACTAACATCTGTCGAGGCTTTAGTTTCCCTGCGTATTGTGTTTCAGCTAAGAAATATGCAAAATTTGTTATGCCTTCAGTCCCCCTTATAAATTCTTCTTTAGTTTTTTTGTATGTACAGTTGAATGCGCATGTCTTAAAAAAGCGACTATGCTTGTCAGCACAACTTAATGCTCGCAGACTATCTGCACACGTATTTTTTTTATGAAACCGACATTGATAATTAGAGCTTGATTTTAATGATTTCATGTCAGAAAAATCATTTACATATTGCTCCTGAAGTATTTTCTGCGTAGTTAAGAAATAACCGCCATTATTCCATTCTCCGGATGACTTGTATGCCAACCCTTCATTACTTTGGATTAGCCTATTAAGTGCAACACCAATAGCACTCTTACCTACACCAGTCCCAGCTTCAATAATTATGAACCGCTTATCATTTTGAAATGCAAGCCGTGCCAACTCAATAGCTTCTACCTGCTGTGGTCTTGCATTCTGAAATGGAAAATACTGCATATTATTCTTCATCAATTTCATCTCCCCAGCAATCCCATCCATCTCTGTTATTTCTAGCAAAGAGTTCAATATATGGCCCTTGGCTTCTAGCTTCAATTAGCTCATACATTTCTTGTGGTTTTGCGCTATGTCTTGTTGGTACAATTAACGATTTGCCCAACAACGAAGAAATGTTATTTAGGTCAGTTCTTACACCCCAACCCCGTCCCTTTGTTGCAAACAGGCACAATTCATGTTGACCTCGAAAATATCTACCAATTCCAAATCTTGATTTTGCCCACGCAATATTGGTAATATATCGGAATCCGGTTTTTTCAATAATTCTCAAAGCTTCAGGCAAATGATTATTAGCTACCCACAAATACATGTGGGCATCTTTATCTACTTTGCCCTCGATTACACCTTTTATTACTTCAGTCATCTGTGGTTCCTTCATCAATTTATAATGACGATCAGCTCCACGCTTAATTTTTCCACCACCCTTTTGATTCCAGGGTGGGTCAATCAAAATAGTTTTATATAATTTGTCAGACATTCTTGTTTACACCTTTAATGATATTATTGATAATCTCTACCGTCAAGTCAGGACCTTCAGTTTCAAAGCTTGTAATCCCCGGTGAAAGAAATTCGTATAGTGCTTTGTCATTTCCACCTTCTTTACATCTATCGCCAACAAATAACACTTCATCATATAGATCAAGGTGGTTCATGACATATGTCTTATCCCACCCGGTAGGATAAATGTCAAAGCTTGTTGAACCACCCAATGCTACAGTTACATTCATCTTGCGCTCGGAAATAAGATTTTTGATTTCGTCAAAGAAATAATTTCTGATCCCTTTCTCAGAGTCAGCATCAACCCATGCCTCCCTTTCAAAATCGACCGCCTGTCTTCCAATTGGACACCAGTTTAACATCGTCCCCCGATATTGGAAAAATGTTCCCGTGTAAGGAAGATCATGTGAAAGTGTAATCATCATTTGAAACGCAGATAAACACTGGAGAATGTAATTGTAATTTAATTGCCCAATCTCTTCAATCATGTCTGCGTCATGTAAAAGTTCAAAATTATTATTTTTCCATGAATAATGTTTAGTTCCATTGCACGGAAAAATGTCGATTTTATCTACGTCCACTCCACCAATATCAAAAATTTCGCTACACTGCTGAAGTACATAATCATAGTCAGAGCCTGTTACGATTCCAATTTTCATATACTTTGACAATCTTTGTAATTGTCGTATCATGCTGGTGTTGATTTTCTTCCTTGGTGCGGTTAAAGTGCCGTCCATATCAAATAAGCAAATAGTGTTTTTCATAACTTTCCTGTGATCAGATAATTTGTCTTATATTTATTTTTAGGTTATGTCAATGAAAAAAGAGAAATCGTTCAGAATTTTTGTGATATATGCACTCTTGTTACAGTTTGCAATATTGTTGTCACAACAATCTTTTCTGAAGGATTCAGCATCAACAACCATTCCCAATTATACAACCCGAGATGCAACAGTTCAAATTATGGTGAGTTATATAGATCCTGAAAATCCATCATCTCAAGAGTTTGCTTATACGGGGACAGGGGCAATTATAGCTGATCAAAGAGGCAATGTTTATGCACTGACGGCAAAACATGTTTGTTCACCAAATCCATATTATGCCATGATACAAGGTTTGAGTGAAGAGATTGAAGTACAAGATGCTAGTGGTGAATACCATTCGGCTGAAATTGCTCTGACTTCTTCTAGCGATGATTTATGTATTATAAAATATAAATCTACAACTTCGCATGTTAGTGTTGCTGAATTTGCAAAAAATCCTGCCGGCATCGATGCTCCGGTTAGCATGTATGCTGCACCTGGAGGGTTTTATGTCCCATCTGCATTAACAAAATTCACTGGTGTATTTTCAGGTGAATCTATGGTATGGGGCGAACATGTTGCCATTTACACACTTCCAGCTACCGGAGGTGCATCAGGTGCAGCAATTACAAATAATAAAGGTGAAATAGTTGGCGTTTTGCATTCCGTCTTAAGCGATTTCCACCATATATCGCTTGCAACTACTTATGAATCGACCATAGAATTTATAGAACAGTTGCAGCTACGAGAAGGAATTATTGTTCTTGATTAGCCTGCTTAATCCTAAATGACTCTGATGCCTGCCTAATCCACATCATGGCGTCTTCCTCTTCGTTGAATTTATAGGTAGAACTTGCCTGGTCTGAACCAGGAAGGGAAACTCCAGCTAAAAAAGAACCATCTGGAAGCGCCGTCACAAAATATTCAAGTTCAGAAATATTTTCCCATGTGATAGGATCTTGATTTGCAGATCTATAATTTTTTCCATAACCAACAGGTTGATCGGGGAACAATGGAGATACAGCGGCTTCTTTTAGATTACTCATTTTCTTTTGTTATTTTAACTTTAGAAAGATCTATTTCGTCAGGGTCAGGTGCAACAGTTGCGAGCTCTTCCTTATACGCTTCACTTAAACTCTGGACAGCTTGTTCCATCTTCTTTTCAGCGCTTGCGCCATGATGGTTTTTTGAATTATATGCAATTGATACCATACTTTTTTTCAATGCGGCACTAAATGCTTTAATATTAAGTCTTCTTCTTGACATTTTTTTTCTCCTTTTCTTGTATCACCAATATAAATAGCATAAGAACTAAAATTGTGAATTGATTCAGAATATATTTTACCCTCAAAAAGAAATTCCACTGTCTCAATACTAATTTTTTTCTTGGATGTCTTTATTTTTGTTGATTGTCTTTTGACAATCAAGACCTTTCCACCTTTCATATACGGAAACAAGGCTTGAACGTGTGGATATTTTTTACCCATAGGTAACAGCAAATATAGCTCACCCTCTTTCATGCAGCCTGTGTCACGGGTTTAAAATTGCTAAAATATTCTGGTGGTTGTAGTAATAAGCGCTCAAGCAATGTAGTATCACCTGCAGCTTCTGCAATTGAAATTGATTTTTCCACAGTGTTGGAATTGTTATCAAGCTCAAAATCTGCCAAGCGAACTGTAAGGTCACACAAAATATCAGTGTCGTCTAGATTGAACATGTTTCTTCTTCGGCCATCCAGATATATGACTTTTTTATCAATCGTCCCACACGATGCAGATGGATATGCACACCCATATATTTCAAATCCATCAATAATGTTATTTAAAAACGATTTTTTTTCATCGAGTTTTTCTATTTCTATTACTGTTACTTCATTATTCAAGGGGTGATCATATATCTTCACTATTTACTCTCCAGTATCTAATTCCTCTCCATCAGGTAAATCATCAAACATTGCTTCTTCGTCACAAAATAAAATATTCTCCTCGCATGTAGGAGCAGCATATTTTAATAAGTCGTCTTTTTTATCGACGTGTTTTTGACAGCCAGCAAGAGCAAAAATGATAATAAACTTTTTCATGGTGGTATACATAAATATCACACTTTGTGAACAACTGATTTTCTTACAAAGTGCCTCTAAGAGTTCAAGGTGCGGTAAAAGATGCTGTCTAAGTATTCTGCAATTGATTTAATTTTTTTCAGGTCTTCTTCATTAATCTGTGTAAGCTTTTCCGAATCATGAAGAATTGCTGATTGCATGGCTATTTCTTTTAAAGCACCCTGAGCACCGGTGACTTTTGTAACTCCGTGCAAAACCTTCTCGCGCTCTTCGGTTATAATTTCTTTCAGTCTTTTGTTTGTGATCTTCATTTTGATCCTTTCAAAAGTGTGCTTCTTATTAAACCTCTAAGCTTCCGTTCAGTCATTGCTAAATTTCTTTTATCGGCGTCTTTTACACCTTTTTGATATTCACCTTCTTGGTCTACTGGATTTTCAAGATTATCGCCACCAGCCCACACATCTTCAATGGGCTCAGCGATGCTTTCCTTTTCATCATCTTCATTTAGGTGCGCTTTATAAGGGTTGTATGAATTAATATCACCAAATCCTTGTCCTAAAAAGCCGTACCTGCTTCCATCAAACCTAAAGCTTTCCAATATAATATTTCTCATTTGTTTCTTACTAATTTTCATATCAACCTCAATGCATACATCATCTAATTATATTATGTGTACGTCTTATTTTGTTCCTTGTCACATGTTAACTTTTCAAGATTTGTCAAAATACTATCTGCATCTTTTGCAATAATATCAGCAAGGAAATCAACGTCCTGACTCGTGATGTCTCGTGGTTCATCATCAGACCAGTCCATTATCTGTAACATATGTTCACTTAGCGCTTTATCATCAAATAAAAGATTTCCACATGAATCTTTAAAGAGTTTTTTAATTTCTTGTTTTGTGAAAACCACGTTAAAAGCCTGGATAAATCTAAATATACACTGGCCAACTCAATATTTCTTTTGTTACAAATGTAATATTTTTTTAACGCTTCAACGAGTGTACAAACATTATTTTAAAGCAAACAAATTTAGATTAAAATTCACGCCCATAAAAAATGGGCGTGAAAATTCTTAATTTATTCTTCTTCTTTTTTTGACATAAGCCTGTCTTTTATTTCTTTTAACTTACTTACCCCACTGGAAAAAACTCCTGTAACTAAATCTTTGCATTTTCGAATCCAACCTAAGACACATTTTTTTACAGTGTCTACAAGATCATCAGCGGCCTCTATTGTTTCGTCCCACACAATATCAAGAATATCAAGCAGAATTTTCAATGGAGATGCCAATGCTCTAATAAATGGATTTCTGTCCCTGTGGACAAAGAACCATGCAAATAATACACCAACTAACAAACCCTCAAGTCTTGGCATGTCATTGTGCAATATCAAAAGAACGCTGAAAAGCCAATTTCCAAGCGTAACCACCATGTCGGCAACGTTGCCGATTAATGAGCTAATTAGTTGCCAAGTTGCTACTAAAATGTCTGTCATTTTCTTTTACCTCTTTTTTTTCACTAATGCGCTTCCAATCACAGTAACTACAAACTTCAACGTCTTCTAGCGGCATATCGCAGTTTGGACAATGTTCAAAATCTAGATGCTTATTTAGTTCTTGTTTCATCACAGTCCCTGTGCTTTTTTATTGTAAAGCAGCACCATTACTTATTATCGTCGAATGTTTTAGAATTAAAAAACAAATGATAACAATACGAAAAGCCCAATGACAAGTGGAAATGCAATCCTCCCATGCTTATCATTTTCAGATCCAGCAAGACCTGTTAAAAGTGCGTTCCAAAATTCATTCATTTTCTAGCTCCGGCAATTATAATTGGTTTATTATTTTTATCAATTGCAACAAAAACAACTTTATGAAATGATGCAATCTGCACTCCTTGTGCTATATAGGCGCCCGCGGAAAAAGTAATGCTTGTTTTTCCAATCTTCCCAGGGCTAACCTGAATTTCAATTATGTCACCAAGTCTAGCAGTTTCAATAAAATTAATCTTTTCAATATGCACTGTTGCACAGACTCCACCTGTAGCCAGTCTTGCCTCCATCCCACAAGCCTCATCGACCCACTTCATTAGGATTCCACCATGTAGAGTTCCGTGGGCATTCAGGTCCGGTTGTGTCACTAAATAACGATATATCACAAACGTCCAGTTATGGCAATGACTTTAAGATCTTTTGTTGTAAAATGAGCAAAACTACGAAATTCCCGTGAATTCCCTGGCCCGGACCAAAAAACGTTAAGTGCACAAAATGATGTCCCCACTGAATAATTACTTACCCACTGACCTTCGGTAATAATCCCTTGCATTCCAGGTTTCAGATTGTCATGGCTGATTCCAGTAAACTTTGGTGCATATTCAACCATTGCACCAATCAAATCTGTTTTCCATGGAATAATTTTAATTTCGCTCATACACAAGCTCCTTGAACATTTACACCGTTTTATTATACACTATTTTAAGATTTGATTCATAGAAAAAATATTTAACCAAGGGGAAATATGCATAGAAAAGATGTTGTTGAATTAATTCGTTGTCTTATGCCAGATATGACAGAAGGTCCATTCGACGTCAAAATTGAATCAGACGGAGCCGGGACCCATATTAGTATTTACATCGAACATCACTCTGATGCGGATGCAATTATGCATAAATTTTGTCGATTCCATGAACAATATATTATTGTCATGAAAGTACCACCAGGTTGGCTTACCGATCGTTTGACTAAGCCCTCGAAAGATTAATTGCCTCTTTAAGATTTTTTGTCCATGTACTATACCACAGATCATGTTGTGGTTCATCCGGTCGGCGACCATGGACCTTAAATGATCCATGGATCTGGGTTTCAGATTCAATACCAAACTCAATATCCGTTCCGTTACTTGTTGCATCAATCCAGATTTCAAAGTCGACTGTTTGTTCCTTAGGTAGAAACCCATTCTTAAGTAGTTTATTCCGGGCCCGCATCAGGTTTGCCATTTTACCAATTCCTCGGATCATTTGGGTTCCAGTCATTTACTTCATAAACATCATGCTGCTGTTGTTCTGATCGTTCACCTTGTGAAGTACATGACCAATCGTTTTCAATATTCATCTTGGTGTTCTCACCAGTGGTATCAAACCATTTTCGGTTTTTAACAGTTTGAGCAATCTGGTCTGACATAAGTTGGGCCAGGTCATGAGCTCTTACTGCGGTGGCCAGTTGGTTTTTTTGAACCTCTGGTGGATAACCAGCAGATGAATCACTAGCAATACGGCGGTAACGCTCTGCACAATGTGCCAAGCTTTCAATTACAAGTGCAGCTTCAGAATCATTGAGTGAAAAAATCATTGTTGTCCCCTAAAAAAACTTCACGTCAGGATGGCTGCCCTTAATAAGAGCAAATAGCCCTCCGCCCCACAAAAGTGATGCCTTACTTTGTGCCTCTTCATATGAGTTGAAGTGTGTTGAAAATATCTTGACTTCTTGATCTTCAAAAATTGCTGTCCACATCATCGGCGTCTCCTTTTATCGTTTTCCGATTTGATCTTGGTCTTTTGTAATGGCAAGGCCATCAGGTCCAATCCAGTCATTGACAATCTGCCCACGGTCATTGATGTACGCATCTGATGTGCAGATCCAAACCTTCTTCGAATGCCGCCGGATGGTCCCGGTTCCGTCATTATACTTCCCGCCGCCAGTGTAACCCATATCACCACTGGCGAATCTAGACTTCTTAAACTTAGCAAATTTCGCCTTCACACCATTCATTACTTTATCATAATGATACTGCTCAATGTATGACGAACCGGTCAAATATTCCAAGCACTGAGACCTGGCCCGAGAAAGAGCTGGACGCTCCGCACGCCAGATAGAAGAGTAACCAGTCCAAAGTCTACAGGCAATCTCAAGCTCACCGCGTTGGGTATCATTCAATATCAACTTATGTTTTCCAGCCTTGACTGTTTCAGCCTGGTCCAGAAGCCGAGCCAACAAAGCTTGTTGCTTTTCAGAAAACCCCCAGCCCTTTGCTTCACGGTGGGCAAAATCGCCCAAAACCTTTGCTTCCCAGTGTTTATTCTCAGCAAGAAAAGCTTCTCGAGCTGCTTGCATCTTTGCATAAGCCTCTGTGGGTTCCTCGGGAACAGGCACACCTTCTTCAATCAAGCGGTCCAACCAATCACGTTGTCGCTTAGACGGATACTTTCCCCTGCCCATCTGAACATTCATATCCTGCATGAACTTCAACGAAGTTCCATCCACACCGGCGGCTTTGTACATACCGATGAGGTCCTGAGTTTGTTGAAGTCTGAGTTCTTTTGATTTACGTGGCATATTCACTCTCAAAAATTAGTAAGGTCCAGTCCCCACCATCTTTTATATTATACCACATGGGACAGCCACTTTCACATTTTTGACTAGCTTTTTTGATTATTTTTGTTAATTATTTCTATACACCAAAGATCAAAGCTTTCTTTATTCATACCACCAACAACAAAATCAAGCTCTTCATCATGAAGCTCATCAATTGGAAGCACCGTTGCAGATTTTAAAGTATGAGTCTTAAACTTCTTCTTTATAACATCAATAAGATAGACTATATTACCAGCGTTCACTTGTTATTATGCCTCCTCAAATTCAGCATCAATAATATCATCATTATCACTTGGTACATTATCACTTTCACTACTTTGAGTTTGTGAATATAAATCTTGTGCCGCAGTATGGACTACTGATTCTAGTTTTTTAGCTGCGGAATCCAAAATGACCGCATCATCTATGTCTAGAGATTCCTGTGCTGCTTCAATTGATAAAGTAATTGCTTCCGAATGTGCTGCCTGTAATTTATCTTGGTTTTCATCAATCATTTTTTGAGCCTGATAAATTAGAGAATCAAGCTTATTTCGTGCTGAAATAATTTTTAACTTTTTCTTGTCCTCTTCTCCATTCACTTCGGCTTCTTTGACCATCTTGTCAATCTCAATTTCAGTGAGGCTTCCACTTGAGGTGATGGTGATGGACTGTTCTTTTCCTGTTACTTTATCTTTTGCTGAAACGCTGACAATTCCGTTGGCATCGATATCGAACTGTACTTCAATTTGAGGCATGCCTCTTGGGGCAGGGGGAATACCAGCCAGTTGAAAGTTTCCAAGTGTTTTGTTGTCCTTCGAAAATTCTCTTTCACCTTGTAAAACGTGAATATCTACTGCATTTTGATTATCAACCGCCGTACTAAATGTCTCACTTCTTGAGCATGGAATGGTGGTATTTCGATCAATTAGTCTGGTCATGACACCACCCAGGGTTTCAATTCCCAAAGAAAGAGGAGTGACATCCAAAAGAAGAACATCATTAATATCACCTGAAAACACACCACCTTGCACTGCCGCTCCCAGCGCTACGACTTCATCAGGGTTCACAGAGCTGTTTATTTTCTTATTAAAAAACTTCTCAACTGCAACCCGAACAGCCGGGATTCTAGTTGATCCACCGACCAGAATAACTTCGTCAATATCCTCTGGTTGCATCGCAGCATCTGAGAGGGCGTTTTTCACTGGGACCAGTGTCTTCTCAACGAAACCTGCAATCATCTGGTCAAATTTTGATCTTGTTAAGTTTGTTGCCAGATGTTTGGGTCCAGTAGAATCAGCTGTTAAAAATGGTAGATTAATGTCGGTCTGCTGAGTACTTGAAAGTTCGATTTTTGATTTCTCGGCTGCCTCCCTAACTCTCTGTATAACCATACTATCTTGACTTATATCAATGCCCGTGTCTTTCTTAAATTCACTAAAAAGCCAATTCATCAAAATTTGATCGACATCGTCACCGCCAAGATGTGTATCTCCGTTTGTAGACAAAACCTCAATAACACCATCAGATATTTCCAAAATAGAAATATCAAATGTTCCGCCACCAAGGTCAAATACAGCAACTTTTTGTTCGCCTTCTTTGTCCATCCCATAAGCCAACGCTGCTGCGGTAGGTTCATTGATAATACGTTTTACTTCGAGTCCAGCAATTTTTCCTGCATCTTTTGTTGCTTGTCTTTGAGCGTCGCTAAAATATGCAGGTACAGTAATAACTGCTTCGTTTACCATCGTGCCCAAATACTTCTCTGCACTTCTTTTCAACTTGAGTAAAATTTCTGCAGAAATCTGTGGAGGCGAAAGCGTCTTGTCTCCGATACCAATTGCACATCCACCTGTTGATGATTGCTTTACGCTGTAGGGAACATTACTAATTTCTGATTCACATTCAGAAAACTTCATTCCCATAAATCTTTTTACGGAATAGACTGTTGTTTTTGGATTTACGATTGCCTGCCTCCGCGCTGATGCACCAACAAGCCTGTCACCATTTTTATCATAGGCAACCACAGAAGGCGTAGTTCTATTTCCTTCTTCATTTAAAAGAACTTTTGGTTGTTTGTTTTCTACTATTGCAATACATGAGTTAGTAGTCCCAAGATCAATTCCTACAACTTTTCCCATACATACTCCTTATAACGTTTTAATAATAATCACGATACTCTAAACGAAAACCGTTGTAATTTAATTGTTGTTAACAACATTCGTCTTGTTGTAATCTTTCCAGTCTAAAAAGAAACCACAAGCAACTGCAAAATGCATTAATAATGACAAGCTAACTTCAATAATATTATTATAATCATTTAGATGTAAATGAACATGACCAATGATCCAAAATGGTATAGCGAACTGCTGGCTGTACCAAATTAATGAAAATTTAGTAAATCTCTTTAACATATCATTATTAATCTTCATCTTCTTTTCCGCCAAGTTTTCTCCATATCCAGTTCATTACAAACTTAAATGAATCAAAAACACCGACAGCAATAATCACTATTAATAAAAATTGAATGATTGGATCATCTAACAATGCATCTAACGCTTCCATTCTGTTCCTGCCAATTTATTCCAGTTTTCCATTGTCAATTCAGTCTGGCTTCCTGGAATAATCACAGCCCAGGTCGGATTGTCAACACCACCCCAGGCAGTTGCCTTTGGCACACTATCTTGCTTGTCCTTGGGTACCGGCTTACCACCGACTTCCTTCAGGCTGAAACCACCTGGAAATGCTGTTGCCAAAGCATAGAGCCTGCCGGTTTCCTTTGCAGTACGCAACTCTTCGTCATTCTCCACAAACTTATTCTGTTCTGGTGTAGACCGAGTAGGATCATATGGAAATACTAGCATTGTTGCAATGTCTGCAGTAAAATCAGTGATCGGTTGGCTGGTATGAACTTCCGCAACTGGAACGGGGACCATTGTTTTGGTTTTAGGATCAAAGTCTTCTTTCGAACCTGCCCGGATTGTGGCGTCTTGAAATTGCATTGCAACTTCGATTGGAGCAACAAGCAGATAGCCGTTGTCTGCACCAAAATTAACCGGAACTCCTCCTCCTCTCTCCGGAATCGCCTCACTCACAAGTTTATCATTAATCATGTCAGGGGTGATGTTTCCGGAAAACACAGAGCCCTTTCCAGGCTTTGCATGGGTACCAATATGGTTATACACCAAATCACTTGCAATAACAATCTTATCATCATCTCGGTGGATTGTTGTAAATGGTCCGCTAGTTTTAATATCACTCATTTATTTTCTCCGTTTTAAAAATTTTCACAAGTTGTTTTGCCCACAGCTGAATTTCATCTCCAACCAAAACTTCAATAATTGTATTTTCCGCATCATTAGTAATGATATTTGTAACAATACCCTTAGCACCAAGATTCCTACCTTTGGCTTTTATTACATAGTCACCGACATGCATCAACGATCTCCAAGACAACATCTTTTGAAAATACAAAATGTCCCCCAATACCGTCAATAATGATGGCTACTGTCTCATCATCAAAATCCTTGATTGTTCCAGTTTGAAAATCATCAGCTTTTGAATCCCATGATTTCTTTATTTTGACTCTATCCCCGGGTTTCATTTAATACCTCCAAGTGCCATACACCAAATTGCTTACTAAGATCTCCATTATCCCAGAGAATATCTGCACCCTGAACCCTACCTGACCAACCATTGGTCCAGACCTGCATAACGAGCCCCATGTCGCGTTGATCGCGTGGGTCTGACCATGATCCTTTGAACTTGATTAGATCACCGACTTTCATTGATCACCTTCACTTCTCCGCGAGCCTCTTCAAAATCATCAAAGCACCTTTCGCCGCAGTCGAACATCACTGTCCAACTATTTCCTGGTGCCGGCCCAAGGACCATGCCGACTCGGTTAGAGTTACCACTACAGAAGAAGCACTCACATGATTCATGAAACGGATGAGTAACATCATATAGCTGTTCACATTCTTTTACTTTAACCAAATCACCGACTTTCATTAATAACCTCCAAGTCACGAAGTGAAAACTTCTCGCCACAGTGTAGGATTGCCCATGGATGACGACGTGCCATGGGATTATCAGTAACAATCTCCATGATTATTCCTGTAGTTCCATCTTTCAGCTTCACTAAATCACCGATTTTCATTGATCACCTCAATTTGAGTCTCTGGCCAGACTACCATTTTTCCATCACAGTTTAGAATATCCCACCAACCCTCGGAAAACTCTCCGTATGCGACAAGAGTACCAATCCTTCCCTCGATGTCTAGAAACCTTACAATATCACCGACTTTCATTTATTACCTCCAGATAGCGAGTTGCTACTTCTTGTATCTTGGTTTGACCATGAGCAGTCCACAGTATACGCGCTTGCTTGCCGTCAAATGGCCGAATGCTGAGTATAACACCGGTGCCTTGCATGGTGCCGTACTGATGTTTCACCAAGTCACCGATTTTCACTGATCAATCCCACAATGGTAAACTTTTGTGATATTCTTCTTCATTATCAGTGATATCTTTAACTGTGTCTTCGTTGACAACCAACCCGGCGGACCCGGTGCCGAACCATGCATTAGCCAACACTATGGCATCATACTTGTTTTTTGCCCACACATCGTTATATCCACCACCGATCCAGTTGAATGCGTAGTGAAAAACTCGGCCCTCTGACTCATCTTTAAAACTTGGATTCTTCATAAGCTATTAATAACCTCGCAATCTTCCTCACCAGCAATGATCATCCGCGGATGTTCAACCGGCTGGATAAAATATCCATCCATTCCATGCTTGATGACCAAACCGATTTGTTCACCATAAAACTTCGTCTTTACTTTTACTAAGTCACCGACTTTCATGCTACAACCTCAAAAAATTCTCCAGTCAAACTGTACTCTGTGACATGACCTTGACAATTCCACACGATTCGCATTCGATCGGGGTCATGTCCTAAAGCATGTGTTCGTGTTACACACGGCTTCTCAACAATGATGCCATAACCAATCATCGTGCCGTATTTGTGCTTGATCAAATCACCGACCTTCATTACGCAATCACCTCGACTCCGTCAGTGACCCGGCCCATGGTCGTGGGGGTTCCGTTAACGGGTGGGATAATGACCGATGGATGATCACTATGCTCTTTGCCGCCTGAAACACAGCGTGTAACTTCGATTACGTAGCGATCACATCCTCGAATCTTTTCGATTCCGGTGACTACACCCTCCATGTAACAGGAGCGATTACCGACAAGATCACGCATGTAGGGAAAGTCAAAAGATCGAACGCGGTTGCCAATAGTGATGTTCATGTAAACTCCTTGGGGTCAATCCCCACCATCTTTTATATTATACCACAAACAAGCCGTTGCTTCACATTTTTTGTTTGTTTTTTTGAATGATTCTTGAATCATCAATTGGATCTTTTAAAATCTGACACATTAACGAACAGAATATCTGACCAGACCAATCTGCAGGTATAACTTTTTTGCATCCAGAACATTTTCTCTCTACAATGGTATTAGTCATTGTTTAGCTCATTTAAAATTTTTAATTCATCACATGCAAACCACATTTCAACAAAGTCGCCATGGTCCTGCATGAAATCAGGGATTACTCTTACAAAGTCTAGCCGACCTTTTGTAGATGATCTCTTTATTTGTGTTACGATGGCAACATCAAATTGCTTCGTAATTTTTGCAACACCCTTAAATGTGATTCCATCTGGATTGTGCATGACTAAATCCCCAACATTGATCATGCAGGTTTCATCCTTCTCCAAGCACTGGGATCAACCGCAGATATATGATCATTGTACAACACAAACCTGTTTGCCCATGACATATCACAATGTGGAATGTTTAGATCTTTTTTTGTCCCTATATACATAATTTGTCTTGGCGTCTTGTTTTTCACTTTTCTGGGCCTAACATTCCACCGAGATCTTTTTCTTTGTATCATGACTTTAATGTAAGGCATCTTATCACCTGATAGAAATTCATAGAAAATTTCTTCATTTCCAGCTGGCTGTAATAACATTCCAATCTCTAAGTCTTTAACTTTCACTTGAACCCTCGCTTTTTTCCTTTGTTTAAATTTAAAAAATCAAGCAAATCGACATGATAAAAAATGTCATCAAATTTTTTCTTTTGATTTTTCTTAATTTCTGGCCATTGCATTATTTCTCCAGTTTTCTAAGTTCTAACTGGCACCATAAAGCGCCAGCAAATAAAATAATAATCCCCAGCCATGCAAGTTTAGTTATCACAATCATTGACATATCCTAGCAGACTATATTGAATCGTGCTCAACCGACCATCAAACCATAGAACTTCTGGACATGTATACGGATTTGTATCTTTGTCAAATGTTACCCACCTTACAAAGATTCCAAGAAGCCCAGATTCAGAGTTTAGATTTCTTACTAAATCTCCAGGTTTAACCCGTGATGACATTTAACATCCTACTTTCAAGTTCTTCTAAGATCCACAGATCCGGATCTCCATCTCTTGCCTTGGCAGTGCCATACGGCATTTCGCAAGATTCAAATGCAAAATATTCATACAACTTTTCATAAGCTGTAGTACCATAAAAATCAATATCGCCAGCAATATATGCCGGCATAATACAAATTTCAGTTTCAGTAAGCTTTGCTTCATTATAAATTCTTTGTACTGTCATAAATCTCCTAATCATTAAAAATGTGAATGTTGATACCAAGTGCCTTAAGTGTTGGGTTCCATGCTTCGAACTTGAGTGACCCATCTTCCTCGATGAATGCGAGAACAAAGCTTTGAATCTTTCCAGTGCGACCTGATGTTAGAGCAATTTCTGTTGGAATAAGCCCAGGTTTCCAACCTAGCTCAGACGCATCGGCAAAAAACGAATTCCCTGTGAAATTAAAATTGTCTGTATGAAGATGTTCTGTCATTTAATACCCCACTGCTTCGGCCTTGGCCTCGTAGATTTCCCATTCCTCGAGCTCCACTTCTTCCGTGGGCTCGGCCAGGCCGAGAGCGATCTCTTCGCGGTCCAGCTTCTCTTGCTCAGCCAACCACTCGGCCTCGAGCTCTGCAGCGCGAGCTTCGCTTTCGCAAATCTCCTCGATCTTAGCCTCGATTTTGCTGAGAGTCCAGCCGCTGAGATCGATGTGGGGACGCATGAAATATGCTTCCTTATACACGTCACTGTAAGTTCCCCATGCGAGCCGGTGCTCCAGCTCGTAGACGTTGGAGTGTTCATCCGCCAGACTCTCGGCCATGAGAGTCCAGAACTCCCAACCCTCAGCCTTTGCCTGAGCATTACGCTCGGCGTTCTTCGCCCGGATGTAACCCAGGACATTGGTGTTGCTGAGGAGATTAAGTTCAAGAGTGGTGAATGTCATAAAAGCTCCAGATAAACTAGCGGGTCAATCCCCACCATCTTTTATATTATACCATATCTGGTAGCTGCTTTCACATTTTTGACTAACTTTATTTAGAAAAAAGTCCAGTCCACGAAGGTTCATCAACGTATGCAGTCAAACTGACACCTTCAACTTCAATGCAATATTCTTCAAGAAGTGGGAAGCTGGTTTCCCAAACACAGCTGTCTTCCCAGTCATCAACCTTATCTAATTTTCGCTTACCAATGATTCCATTAACAAGCTGATATTCAGCTATAATCCAGTGTAGCCCTGTTTCATAATCTTCACATGTGTTTGTCGACACAACAATTTCACTGGTGTCTTGATAATCTTTGCATGTCCAGCTATAAAAGTCTTGAGTTAGGTATATTGGTTCTGGCTCTATTTCACTGTTGCATGCAGTTAAACATGTCACCAATAATATTTTTTTCATTTCATTCTCCTTTTATTTTACGATAGATATCGTCATTGTTGTCAATCCATTTAATCATGGGGTCTTTATTATAACCGTTTTCAAATACGTACCATGCATAAACCATCATCCCGGTTTTATATTTTCCATCTTCTCGAAGTGCTTCTCCTAAAAGAGGATATCGAGTAAATACATAAACATGTTTTAATCCATATGAACGATCATTATAGACTTCATCATATCTCTGTTTTCCATGCAAATATGAAAGAGGTAACAACAAAGCAAATTTATCTGTTGCTACTGTCTTTGCCTTTTTGACAAATTCTAAAGCAAGTGAAAATGGAGGGTTGGTTATAATATAATTGTATTGTTTAGTTTCAGTGAGAAAATCAACGTCAGCATCATATGAAGTAATATCACCAGTGAAGGAGTCTGATAATATCTTCGTAATAGCTCCACCACCACATGCCGGTTCACAAACACTCAGCCTTGAATCGAAAACTTCATTTCGAAGAAGGTGTTCAGTCATAGAATAAGGTGTTTCGTAAAAATCTGACTTCTTTCGTTGCCCTCGGTTATTCCGGCTGAAGTTTTTTCCTTTTTGCACTGTCACTCCAATTGTTCTAGTTTGATATTATTATAACGCGGAATGGCTAACAATTTCATTAAAAAAATAAAATGTTTAATTGTGGGAGGTTTAGAGAGCTCGTGGGTTTTGGGTCACAGGGAGGCAGGAGAGCGTCGGTGGATTTTAGGGTGTGCATACCAAGGATGGGAGAGCACATGCACTCGAGAGGTGAGTGTGTATTACTGGAATATGAAATTAGTAACCGCTTCCGAGGAAGTGGAAAGCTCGAGAGCTCGAGACTTGTGAGTCGTTTTACAGCCCGACACGCTCGACGGTCACACCGTCGCCGGCGTGCGTGCTTATACGATCCCAACTTAGAGACCCCTGCCCACGCGATATAGGGAGGAAAAGAGTAATCAAGGCTCCTGGTTCAAAACACCAACCTTGTAACCTGCGTTCCATGCTTGGAAAACCTCCACGAGCTCAAGGATCCGACCACACTCCGCCAGCCCCAAGGTATTTACCTCCGAGAGAATCCGGAGCTGGAGCTCCTCAAGGTCCACCTCTACCTTTTCGGTACCGGTGTTAACCACCACCGCAGTGATGTTAATCGGAGTAATAACCTTTGGCCGCTTTTCATCAGGCCGTGACTTACCATCAAGCTCATCGATAAGCCGTTCAATAGCATTCTTGGCATCCCGCAAATTTATAGATGTACCAGTGACCTCCTTATAGCTACAGCGAAGTATCTTGATCGCACCGATTTTTTGTCGGTTCAGTGGATCCCGAAGCTTAAGTAAGATCCCACGGTAAGCAGAAACCGAAATGACAACGGGGTTCAACGCATCGAAGGTAGGTGTGGTTGGAATGTGTGGCGTAGTAGTCACTGGATTGTTCTCCTGTGTGCAGTAAAGTAATTAGCAATAAGTTATCCATTGGAATGCCAAAAGGACTCCAGAGGTCACGTACAAATAGCGACCAGAACCCCCGATTAATTCGTATAATGCTATTATATCATGATCGGCATGCCTATTCACATTTTAAGTGAAAAAGTCTCGAGAATTTTTTTCGAAAAAGAGGACCGTTCAGAAACCAACTTTACACGAGAAATGAACTATACGCCGTCAAGTCTCTGTACAGTAATACCAATGGCATCGGCAACAGTATCGTAATAAGGATTATCACGCATTAATCGAATGGGCTGAAATACTGCGTTCATCTTACCTATATGGGGAAGGTCACTGAAAGGTCTGTTCCAGAGGGGGTTAACGATACACTCCATAATGCCGTTTACCATGACATTGATATAGGCAAGTGATTCCCCCGCAAATTCTACCACGATTCCAGGTACCGGGTCTGGGTCGTACCCAACCTCGACAAGAGTACCTGGGGCCCAGACCGCATGTTGGACTTTCTGGTACTTGTCTCTCATGTGAACGCCCTTACATGTTTTCGTATGTGTGAGTTAATAGCTCGTAATACGGGTCATCATCTAATAAGTATATTGTCGACACAACGGTCTCTTCGCTGAGGTCTAGTGTTGCAATGTCACCGTCCCAAAATGGATTCATGATATCTATGACATCGGCGCCCAACATGACACTGATCGTACTACCGCTCTCGTCTGCCAATCCGATAACAATTCCCGGCTTTCGATCTCCACCTATTTCTACAAGCTTTCCCTCTTTCCAGATTTCTGCCTGCACCTTCGCAAATTTTGTTCCCATGATCTTATCTATCTGTGATCGCGGGCAACGAGTAAAAAAGGTTTCAGTTTGAAAACGCTCTGCGAAAAAAAATTTACGGACTAAGCCTACCGCCGGTGGAGGGGGCTCCAGATAGCCAGAAAGGGGCCCTCTAGTGGGGCCCTAAGAGGCTAAGTTAGGGGCCCAGAGATGGGGCGGCGGGGGCTATCTCTCGGGGCCCTTCAATGGGGCCCTGCTCCGAGCTCACAGTGGGGCGGGGTAACTACTCTGTTACAGCATTCTGCTTTGCCTGCTTCTTCCGACGAGCTCTCTCCTGCTTTAGCTTTTTAGCTTTATGCTTTTTCAACCAGTCTTGCCAGCCGGGTGACAGCGCTTTTGCTTCCTTTGCCGTCTCTGCAATTGCCATCATGGGTGCAACCCTGTACTTGCGTGTAACTACCTCTGTTACGGAAACAGATGGTGTTACGGTATCAGTAGGGTGGAACTCAACAATCTCACACAGGGAGGGTTTAGACTCACCAGTAAAGACCACGTAGCAGTTATCCCCAGTAGTCCATCCATCTAGCTCAGTGATAACATTACGTTTGGGAACAGTGGGTTTAGCCTTTTTACGTTTTGCCATAATGCAATTACAACCTATGTTATGAACACTTGCTCAGCATGCTCAGTGGCACGTCCCAGTTCTTTCCGGCTACATTTACAATCGCCTTCTTATACTTGACCCTCACTATCTCGCCCTGTACATGACCGGTCTTGGTCCCTGTGAATTCAACCTTGTCGCCAGCATGCATGCGCATCTTATTATCAAATGCCTTTATCTTCTTCCGGCGGTTACTTTCTTCCGATATCATAGAGCGGGCCTTGGAAATCTCTTCATCTGTCCACGTGTGCAACATGGTATCTAGAATCTGAAGACTATCCTGCATTATATTTCTTGAGTCGGACGTCTGCATCTCTGCCTGTCTTGAATGCTGGACGGTCATCACCCATCATATATCCAAGCTCCTTTTCAAGACCAGTGACATCCTTGCCCTTTGCCTTAAACCTCTTGATTTTCATATTCAGCCGTCGCACATGTTGGTTCTGCCGTTGTGACTTACTTCCGCTACTCATTGTCTCTCCTTATAATGGTATACTCGTTGATACCTGGTTTTTCTATACATTAAGAATGTGGCGAGTTATGCCGCCGCTTCAATCGGCGTCTTCATCTTGATAACGAAATCCTTACCGCCCATCCAATCCTGGACATCACCGTTGGTGGTAATAACCCAGCCACGCTTCATCCGAGAATGTCCCGGGTCAGAAGCCCAGCCATCAGTGAGGACAAGGTAACCGTCAAATCGGTGCCGGTTCTTATGTGCGTGCTTTTGAACAGACCTGAAACAGGTACCTCCACATCGAGTCCGGTGAGGAGCAGTGTACCGACCCTTCTTCCAAACGGTTTCGGAGTCTTCATCTACCTCACTATCAAAGTGAAAGGTGGTGAACTCTGTATGCTTTGTCAAGGACTGAAGTTCTCCAAAGAGTAGTTCAAGTTCGCCATTGCTAACAGACCCAGACTGGTCAATGTAAAGTGCAATAGACGCCGTTGTCCGCTTGCGGCTTCCAGGCATAATCATTGGGTTCTTCTTATTAATCTTATTCCAAGATGTAGACCGCACAGACCGCTTGGTAAATCCAACAAACTTCTTAAGGACTGACTGCCAAGGAATCTCATTAGAAATCAACCGACGGATTTCAGACTGAACAGCTGCTGGTACCGATCCCCACTGTCCCTTTTGATCACACTCTTTAGCTGCCTGGGTAACTGCCTGCTTAACCTTCGCTGCAGCGAGTTCCTTCTCTTCTTCCGAGAGAGTATCCCAACCATCATGGTCATCCATTCCACCAGGACTGCCTTCGCCTTCACCCAACTCACCAGGTTGACCCTTTCCTTTTTCTTGGGAATTCATATCCTCTTTCATCTGATCATCTTCCAACAGCCGGGAGAAGTACTCCTCAGTAGAAAGACCCTTAGGAAGTTCAGCCACAAATTGACTCATCCGATCGTATCGAGCCTGTGCATCTTCAGACATCTTTTCTTTCTGTTCGTCAGTCAGCGCTTCGAATGCCTTACCGGGAATGAGACCACCATCAGGCAACTCATCTTCTGGAATGGTAGAGTTAATAGCCAAATCAGCTGCGTAGTTGTGTACGTTGTGAGGCTCAAGTCGACGTGTTGTTGTGTGCATCAAGGCGAGGTGCATTGCCTCGTGCTTGAGCAATCCTCGAACCTGGATGTCTTTAAGACTAGCCAAGAACCCTGGGTTGTACCACATCTTAAGATCGCCATCTTTACAGAGAACACCTGCGGTTGGGATGGCTTTGGTGCATGTCTTAGTAATCCCGCGCAACACCTTGGCATAGAAAGGCTCATTGAACATCAGCGCAATAATGTGCGGGTCAATATCGAATTCATCTACCAAGTCATAAAGGAGATTCCCTCCTGCTTTGGAGGTATCGGGTGCGATTTCCGTTGCCGTGCCGTGTCCTTTAACTGCCATATTTAACTCCTGAATAAAAATTGTTTGAGAGGGGGAACCTAATCTTTTGATTCCAGACGGTTGACTTACCAACGCGAACAGTGTTCCTTACCTTCCTCCACCTTCATATATATTATACCATATCTGGCAGCCACTTTCACAAAAAACGTTTAAATTCTTTCAACATCTTTAAAAGAATAACCATCCATTGCTGCGACTACTCCGCTAACCAGAATGAGGTGATGTGTCTTTAACCCATAATAATCTTCTTTCAATACTTTCTTTCCAAGATAAACTGCAGTGTCTTGCCGGCGGTTCATTTTATTATTAGATGTGTATCTAACAGAAGAGTGAAAGCCTACTCCCTGGCCTGATAGTTCCATCCAGCCGTTCCCAGCTTCCTGATGGAGTTTGAACACTGACCACTCCCATCTCCCCATCGGGCGGATTAACATTCCAGGCCTTAGTTCTCTTACATACATTTTCATGCCTGCCTTTATTATTATAATCGGGCGGCCCGCGGTGTTCATCTTCTTTGTCAGTCACTCTAAATATAGGTTCAACCTTCCCTTTGAAGTCAACAGCTTTTATGGGGCGAGCTGGCCACAAGGACCAGCTCGAACCGCTACCGGATATTTTCCGCGTCACTTGCTCAGCGACCGTGCAGCCTGGACTGCCTTGACAACATCCTTACCAATCAGCTTGTGCATCGCGCGGATGTTCTCCATGTTACCGCAAGCACTCAGCTTGGTCCAGGTATTGAACAGAAACTCACCACCGAGCTCCTTGGTGAACGCAGCGAGTGCCTTACACTCCTTGGCAGAAAGCTTGTTTTCCTTAGCGTGGTCAACCAGCTTATCAAGGAGGTTAAGCTTGACAGAGGCTTCAACCTCTTCAACATCGGCCGCCTTGACCTTACCACTCAGCACATCCTCAGCACTGATGTTTCGTTCGTAATTCTTGATGAACTCAGTGAAAGCAATACCCGCTTCAGTACCAACGAACCCGCGGGAGGTTGGGTAGAGAAGGTCAGGGTTAGAACCAGCAACCTTAACAGGAGCAAGGTCCATGTGAACCAAACTGTCATTCAACCGGTGCCAAGATGCCGGTGTCGGCAGGACCGCACCAGGCTCAGCGCTGGAAGGATCAACCCGCCAGTGCTCAGGGTTCTGTTGGACGAACTCGACAAGGACAGAATCCAAACCAACTTCCTTGGCCCACTCAACCCAGTTGGTCACGGTAGGCTCAATCTCAGTAACCCAGAAACGACGCAGTAGCGCAGGATCCATTTCATTGACGTCATATTCGTTACCAACGTTAACTGCGGCAATCACCCGAGTTTCTGGGTGCAAGCGATATGCAACACCGTCAGGACCGTTACCAAGCTCGCGGTCAAGAACAACCTGGAAGAACCCCTGCATAACCTGTGGCAGAGAGCGGTTGAGCTCATCAAGCATCAGGACAACTGGTTCGCGACAGGCCCGAACGTACCAAGAAGGAAGCATCTTGGTGTAAGCACCAGCTTCCTTAGATTTCTCAAGGTCCGGAATACCCATGTCAGACTCATCCATAGTAGAACCACGAACGTCAATGTATGGAAGACCAAGCTCCTTAGCAATTGCCTTGGCGGCAAACGACTTACCAACACCCGTCGGCCCTTGCATCAGAACTGCAATGTGGGGAGGGAGATTAGAAGCGATAGTCTTGAGAGTCCGAATGTCCATTATTTACTCCGTTGTTTGAGGACTTAGTTGGTGGATACCTTCCTCCACCTTCATATATATTATACCATATCTCGATGGTGCTTTCACATTTTCAGCTAACTTTATTTGCTTTATTTTAAGTATCTTCAGTAAGAGCTGTTGCGCTGTACATGGTGATTGCTTCTTCCAAAGTTTCAATATTCTCCATGTGCCGGTTGAGCCGATTGATCTCTTCCTGAATCTGCATCCGCCTCTGCCGGAGACCTTCAACTTCTTCAAGGTTCTTCATCATGACAACCGCAGGTTCAGCAACCTTCCATGCAGAGAACCGAGTACCATGCAAGTCAGCAATCGCATGAGTAAACATCGTTGCCAGCATTACCTCGGCTTCCTGCTTTGTCTTGGCAGCGAAGCGGATATCGGCACTTTGCTGGTGACCACCATAGCGCTGGTTATTCTTCTTAATAACTGGGGTTTCAACCTGACATTCCCAGGTCATATCGCCAAGAACACCAGATGAAATCGCATGCTTCCAAGCATGTTGTGCACGCCTTGCCAGTCGCCGACAACCGCGTGTTACCTTTGCCCCGCGATATTGGCCAGTTACTGCACTGACTGCTTCGCGACAATCCCACTCACTAATGTGCGGTCCACTAGCACCCAGGTTCTTCAGTGCGAAATAGATGTACTCGGCAGCATAACCATATTCTTCAGCTTTATACTCACGGTGGTAGTACTGAGCGTTTTCATCCAGAGTCCCGCGGATATATGCATCCTTACCAGGATGATCATTGACCTTGATATAATCAGTAGCTCGTAGATTCTGGTTCTTACCACGCGGAGTTAAAATCAACAAGTCCTTGAGGACTCGGATAGATTCTCCCCGGTCACCGGATTTAAGAAGCTGAAGATTGATAGGGCGTAGCTTAGGCATTTGGACTCCAAAAAATCAGTAGGGTCAATCCCCACCATCATTTATATTATACCACATGAGCGCAGCCCTTTCACAAAAAACAGCGTTTATTTTTAAATATTTAAAATCTTTCTTCCTAGCTTGCGGCAGTGATTACTCACCGCTCTTCGCGACCAGCCTGGTTGAATCTCACCGTAGCTCATAGCGTTGAGCCCGGACTCCTTCAAGATTTTACGCTTGATTTTTCTAAATTTTCTTTTTGTAAGGTGGGCTTCCTCAGGTGACAGCGTCTCTAGCATCTCATTAATGTTACCCGTCGGCAACACGCCCAAATGCAATGCTCCAATAATCTCAGCTTGTTGCTCTAAAATGTGCACCTGAGGAAGCCCTTAGTTTACTATATCGTTACTCCCGATATTCGGTTTCACGTGTTCTTATAGTTTGTCCATTAGACAGCATACTAACTCTCTTCCTGTTGCGGGCATGCCAGCTGCAACCTGTATTTGTATTATACACTATTTTACTTGCGTGTTCACAAAAATTGTGCCGGCAAACACACAAAAGCTGACGTCAGATCACGTAAAGCCGAGACAGACTCCCTCTCCTGTGTGTAGCCGGCTATACAACTTACTTGCTAATAGGAGCGGCAGCGTCATCAACAACTGGTGCGTCAGTGACAAGCTCAGCATTCAGGAATGACTGGAGCGCGCGCGCTTCCTTGACAGACATTTGAAGCTGAACTCCACCGGACGAATAAAACCCGTCTTCGCTTCTGGTCGCGATCGTAACCGAGTTTGCTCCAGCCTTGTGGCTAGTGGTGTTGCGGCTGATGCCGTAAGTGAAACGCTTGGTGCTCTTGCTATTCTGGTAACTCATATGTTCATATCTCCTTGTAGTTGAACAGTCCGGGAATTCCCGTGACTAGACAAGTATAAACTCTTCGGCCTTAGTGTTCAAGTTTATTTGAAACTTTTTTTCACTTCTGATCACGCGCTTTGCTTACCCAACTCCATCTGGTGTAACATCTGATACATTTTTGTTACAGCCTTCGAGCTTGTACATCGTCGGATCGAGCGGTATAATACACCTATGTAACAGATAAATGTATCAACTCCCCCATATGGATGGTTGTAATTGCCTTTTGCTGTATCATTTTACAGGGGTATGTTACACCGTTATGATAGAGATCAGAGCTCCCCTGCGACCGTAGGCTTAGGCGAGTCCCCTTAAGAAATCAGAGATCTCGTTACCAGCATATCGGATCGCACGAATTCCATCTCAGTTAGAATAGAGACCGCCTGTCTCGTGAAGCATAGTGAATGTCGGTTCCGACACCTCTCCTCGAGTACTAGAGGGAATAAGGAGTAGGGAACAGAGACTCGTGGTTTGTATCAAAATGTAATATTCAAAGTATACGAAAGAAACGGGTGAGTTCTGAGGTAATGTGTGGCGAGTGCGGGGTTTCTAGTCCTATAGATGTTAGTCTACTAGCTATACTACTCGTGGTGTGTGTTGTTCTACATGCTTCTATAGCTTTTATTATTTAGCATGTTTCTGTTATGAACAGCACCTGGAGTCAAAGTGAAACTCGCACCGGCAGAGGCTGGGAATTATTTGACCCGCTTAAAATATATGCTTGTCATTTCGCCGTTTAATTCTTGGTATTCTATTTTTTCATCATAGTCTGCTGAATCAGTAGTGATGATAAAAGGTCCGTCTTCAGTGATGGGGTTCTTACGCTTTAGATGTTTCACCGCACCGGTTGAGATGTCCCGTGTCATAATCTTTGTAATCTTTGTGTAGGTTCCATCTTCTTCTTTTTTAAATGAAATACTATTTTCTTCTTTCTTGCCGACTCCTGGGATCCCGGCTTTTCCGTTCGCGCTCATGTTGTTCCTTTATTTTATTTTATTCAAGTGGTGTAGCATGTATAAGTTCTGCATCGTTAATAACTACAATTACCGTAATGCCCTCATCAACATCATCTTTTGTGACCAGATATTGTTTGGCGTCACACAATATGAAAATCTCTTTCGGGGGATTAATCTCGCTGATTATTCCCATTTTTGTCAAGGAATTGATTACCCACATCCAGCGGTCACCACTGTCAAGGTAATAATACTTCCCTGAGAATTCGACCAGGTCACCTGGCTTCATCATCAACTACCATCAAAGCTTCAGCAAAAATTGCAGCCTGTTCTGCATTAATATCAAGCGGCGGAAGTTCTCCTTCTTCAAGCCCTCCGTGCTTGATGGCTAAAGCGTGCACAACCCCCGCTGGAACATAGCCATAAACCGTGTCCGTTGGTTTATCTGGGTCCTCGGCAAATCCAATAATCAGAGGCTCCGGAGCAGAAGGAAAGCCAAGCTCAACAGATGTGTACGGCCCGGAATCATTTCTTGGTTCGCTGTAGTTTCTACTACTTGCCTGAACACTCACTCCAAAGCCGGATTTAAAATATGCAAATCTATAATTTTTCATCTAACACCTCGAATTTGTCAGCACTAAAATTAGAAACCGACGTATATCTATGAAAATACTTTACGGGATTCAACCATGACACTCGACAATGAGCTTTTCCGTCACTGCCAACTGGGGTGTAATGCTTAACCACTCCCATCTGTCCATAAAACCACTTAGCGTATGTGCCTTCGTCAATAAACATTACTAAATCACCGACTTGCATTGATAACCTCCAACCAGCTCCTGGCCATGAAGCCCAGTGTCCCATTATCGCGGACAACTCCAACCAATTCCTGCGCAGCGCCACCGTCTTCAACAATCAAGTAAGTCTTACCTGTTCCTTTATGTACCACTAAATCACCGACTTTCATTGATCACCTCGTATTCGTAATGAGAATCTAGTGGCCACGTTTCGATACCGGCGGCTGTCAAGACCGTGCCAACGCGTCGGTTATTGTGTCGTCTACCGATTCTAACTAGCAGTCCAAGACGGTTCAGGTCATTTCGGTAGGATGTTGCCATTTTAATCATATCACCGACTTTCATTGATTACCTCCGCCCTAACTGTCTCGAGATCACTACTAGTCCAAGTATCAAAAGACCCGTCAATAAGAAACTCAAACTTGTAACCGTCAGTCCACGTGCATATACCTGTCCAATGAGCACCATCGATATACCCTCCGTCGTTATCATAATCTACCCTGACACAATCACCGACTTTCATTTATTACCTCAATTGCGCTAACCAGCCTTGGGATAATTTTACCTTCCCACAAAATATCAACTGACTGAACTCTGTTCTTATGAGCTATAGTCCAAACATTCACAACAACACCAGCATTCACAACCGCTAACGGACCAGCAGTAAATTTTACCAAATCACCGACTTTCACTAATCACCTTTAGATAATTCTCGCTTAGCTCCTTCACGGTACCACAGGAAAGCAAAACATTCCAAAACTGTTTTCCACACTTACCTTTCTCGACAATTATTCCCAATGGCTCAGGCTTCTCATCTGGAAATTCCATCCAGCGATTGTGCTTTTGCCATTCATTAGTAATCATTGCAACGTAATCACCCACTTTCATTACAGGCACCCACTGTTAAAAAACCACACAAAAAATATACTCGTGCCTATGACGGCCCCGAAAAATGAACCTGCTGCGGTTGCTATTTCTTCGTTCATTTAATCACATCCTTCATCCAAACACATTCAACACTTTTTCTTTTTTTAAATCCAAAACCTGATGCCCTGAATAGATCACGTTCTTCCGGAATTTCATACAGCTTACTAAACGTTTCAGACTTATGTTCACTCTTTGTTAGCAGAATTGTTAAGTCATGCTTACGATAATATTCATACCACTCTTCAAAAGCCATCTCTGGACCCTCAAGAAGTGTACGTGTCCTCACCAGTCTATCCAACCTGTTGTCAATTAAGCCATGACAGCGTTGGACTCCAGAGATTGATGAACCTTTGTTTGACAGAAGCTTTTTAATTGCCGCCTTGGAAATATGAGTACTTTTCCAGCTGTTTTCAAACACAGTCATGTCATAAAAAATATTTTCAAAAATGCGTGTGGTGTAAAAAACACCAAATCCTTGATCAAGCAGATTGCGACAGTGAAGATAATGTTGATTTAACCCTTCTTTAATTTCTTTAGTTAATGGTTTCACTGATGACCTCCAAGTCTCGAGCTGTTTGTGTATGAATCTTTCCTGTAGCACAATTGACAATAACCCATGCTGCAAATGGTGAACCACAGTCGAATCGTTCCCAATCCCATGTTTTATGTCGTTCACATACTAGATATAGATCCTCACTCTTACGAAATCTTTCATGAAATTTTACCATATCACCGGCTTTCATTTATTTTCTCCGCAAAACGTGTGGCCAGCGTGCCAAAGGTCTGGGTCTTTGAGTAATACACCATCAGAATACGATATACCGTATTTATATTTACATCGACAACTAACCCAATGCCGTGCTTTTCATTTTCGGAAATATCATAAACGTTCCAGCTATTTTCCACCTTGCGTTTAATTAAATCACCTACTTTTATACCAACATGCAATATGTTTCTCCCTTAATACTTTATTATTATACCACATGGGACACCCGCTTTCACATTTTTGACTAGCTTTTTTGATTATTTTTGTTAATAGGTTCCAAATCATTACCGTGAATATAACTTGGATGTAATGTCCCGGCAATCATGATATGATAACGATTCGGCAAAATATTAGACTTGCCAACGATAATGCCGACCTTCCCGTCATATTCTGGAAATGCTGTCTTATTAATAACCACTAGATCACCGACTTGCATCAATCACTTCTAAAAAATCTTTATGTATTATTATGATATCGGTGTTGAATATAACCTGACAGTTGTCTTCGTGCACTGAAAGTATTACACCTGGTTTTTCACCGCATCTCTTTCGAATACGCTCATAATATTTTATAGCGCTCAGCGCTCCGGGGTATGGATGTTTTTTCCATGGTGACCATAAGACTAAATCACCAATTTTCACCCTTCACCTTTTTTGATGGTTTTCGTATCTGCGGTGTGCTCGAGAAGCAATTCGCATAGCCTTTCTTGTTCAAGAGAGAAAGGATGGATCACCGGTGGTTGTTCTGTGTCGTCTGCTCGAGATGATGCATTACGCTTTTCTATTTCTTCTGGTGACATCACCTCAAGCTGACTCATGGATTTTTCAATTATTGAATTTTCACCAAATACAGGATGAAAATCAATTTTAACTTTAAACACTGGTCCTTTACTGGACCAGAAGTCTAGACATTTCTCATATGACCACCCATATAATTTAGTTTTTATTTTATACCACTCCTGTAGCTCATATTCTTCATGAATAGTCCCAGACTCCCTGGTGCCTGTTGCATCAGGTAAAAGTAGTACCCTAGTGCCTTTTTCCATTAATCAGACCACTCTTCATTCACAATTTTTGTATATGAGATAATTTTGTTGTGAGGTTCAGCGCGTAAAATATAATCTACCGCATATGATGCATCAGTAAATTTAGTAAATATCTTTCTACCATCAGCCATCGTTACCACAACACCTTGAATATTTTCAGAAATGTCACAGATTTGATCTGTATTGACTACCAGAATTCCACTCTGTTGGCATTCTATCTTAATTAATCTCATTATCCCTCCAGCACTTTAAGCTGTCAATCCCATGCCAAAATCGACCATTACCATTCATCCTTCTGCCCCAGCCAGTCTTTAAACGTGTCTTTACCGCCTCTTACGATCCAATCTGAATCTACTGTTAGCTTAGATGATATTCCACCCCTCGGATTGCATACCATCACTAGTCGTAATCTGGAAGGTTCATAAGCCGCAAGCAAATCATCGTATATTACATTTACGATTCTTTCATATGAGTAAATTTGAGACCTGAAGGCGAAGAAATATTCCTTAAGAGATTTCAATTCAATTACTTTATCATCAGGATAAAAAGTAATATACAATTTTGCAAAATCAGGTTGCCCACGCACGCCCTCAAATGTCAATTCAGGAATTTTCATTTTAATCTCATATGATTCCCGGCTCGGGTTTGCAATCGACTTCAATATATTTCTATTTTTATTCCAATCTCTCTTTTTTCTTTCACCCACAATTAGCTTCTCCAAATAATTCTATACTTTTTTCATCAAATAATTGAGTTAGTTCTTTTACTTTACTCTTATATTCAGCCAAATCTGTCCAGCTGTTCTCAGGAAATAAAATATTTTTATCCAAACCTGGATGTAAAGGAACGGTGAGTCCGGTATACTCATGTTTTTTTGTTACTTGGTTTTTTAAGCTTCCGTCAAGAATACGATCTATAATTGTTCGTGTGGTCTTGATCGAGATTCTGCTTCCCACACCATACGACCCACCAGTCCATCCTGTGTTTACAAGCCAGCAGTCTACATCATGAGCATTAATTTTTTCCCTGAGAATATTTGTATATTCAAAAACTGGGAGTGGCATAAACGGACCACCAAAACAAGGCGAGAATGTGGCGATGGGTTCAACCACACCTGCTTCAGTGCCAGCAATTTTAGCAGTGTAACCAAGAGCAAATTGTTTGACAGCCTCGTCAGCTGTCAACTTTGAAACTGGAGGCAGAACACCAAATGCATCACACGTGAGCATAATAATATTTTTTGGATGCTCCCTAATATAACCATGTGGATCAGCGTTTGAAATTGAGCTCAGTGGGTATGAAGCCCTGCAGTTTTCAGTATATGTCGAATTATCGAAATCAGGCATTCCATCAATCAAAACAACATTTTCTAATATCGTCCCTTCCGTATGACATGCTTCCCAAATTTCTGGTTCATCATCAGATGATAATCTAATTGTTTTTGCATAACAACCACCTTCAAAATTAGTCAGCCCATCATCTGTCCATGCATGCTCATCATCACCAATCAGTAGGCGATTTGAGTCCGAACTTAGTGTTGTTTTTCCCGTACCTGAAAGACCAAAAAATATAACTGGGTTTTTTCTATCAAGATCAGTGTTCACAGAACAGTGCATTGGAAGACCAGCGGTGTCTTTTACGAATGTGTAATTTAAAACAGTAAAGATACTTTTCTTGATTTCGCCAGAATATTGTGTCCCACTTATTAAAACCTTCTTATCTGTGAATGATATAATCACCGTCGGTTCTTTTGAAAGGGATGGAAAATGATACACATTCCAATCAGGTATGAATTTAGGATCAGGCCCTGTGTCAGAATATGGGACAAACATGTTTCTTGCAAAAAGCGAATGTACAGCTGTTTCAGTATAAACCCTTGTGTGCAAATTAACAAAAGGATCTCGGACAGCTACAACGTCTTGACGGTATAGCGTTTTTGAATTTGCAAGATGCGCATCAAACCTCTGTAGACAATTTTCCCATTCTTTTTCTTCAATTGAATTATTATTTTCCCAATCAATGTTTTCGCTCGTTAATGAGTCTTTAACTATTTTTTTGGCATTTGGGCTTCGACCGGTACGGGTCCCTGTGTAAAAATAAACAACCCCATCAATAACAGTGAGGCCCTCTTCACCTGCCTTTGCAATTAAATCATTATTTTCTAAATTAACTTTCATTTTTACCTCTAATTTCTCTGCGCAGAGAAACAAGACCGAAAAGAAATAAGCTCAGCCAAGATGATCTAACTGTATTTCCCGCCACTGAACATCCAGATTCCACTACTTCCGTAGTGTTATTTTCTATGTTTGGTAACTCTTCTGTTTCATCTTGTCCTGAATCGGGGATACCACTGTCATTTTCTTCACTGTCATTTTCTTCACTGTCATCAGGTTCTTGATCGTCATTACTTGTTGGTTCATAGTATGGCTGCCCAATTGTCATGTTTTGAAGCGATATGCCTAACTCATGTTTGAACGGGTCATACCAACCAGTGTCAAAATTTGCAGAAAAATTGAGCATGTCTAGTGTGAACGGCATTCCCTCTTCTACTTGCACACTCAAAAAATATTCATGATACGCGGATTGCGTTTCTCTAGCTCCAAGATTCAAGTACATATCCCATGCCATAAGATCGGCACGTCCATCAACAAATACATCCCACTCGTAAAGCGTGACCTCATACTGGGTCTGAACACTATACTCCGAAGAATGATATCCTTTTACCTGGACACTTCCTTCGGCCTTCACATCACCGTCTTCATTCAACTGATATTCACCGTGAGCCATGGCTGCACCTTCAGATGTCGACCCGATACCATACATGTTCTGGAACGTCACCTGTCCGTATGCATCGATACCATAGCTCTCAAACGGAATTGACCAATCCCAACGAAATGCACCCTGCTCACGCTCGACATCGGTCGTTGCCTCAACACTTAGAACTGGATACTCACCCCAATCACTCCACTCATCAGCCCAGAGTTTACATTGGGCTCCACGTGCCCAGTCCCAAGGTGCGTAGTAACAATCATGCCCAGGTGTAGCCCGTGTTTTAATGACAGCAACGTAAAAGTCCGTACCTCGATCAATCGACGATTGGAACCAGAAAAACTCCACAATCGCGTCAATGGTGTTGTCGTAGATATCGGAGTTGCCAACATAAAGGGTGTTCCCCTCAAAAAAGGCGTAAGGAAACGTTTCTTCGCTGTCTGAAAAGGGCTGAAATTCTTCGAACCATACGTCCGAGTCCCCCTCAAGGATTGTTGCACCTGTATATGATGTTTCGCTGGCGCTAAGATCTTCACCATGAGCGGGGTGTGCTAGCATCAAGCCAGTCAAAAACCCTAAAGTAAGTGATCGCATATGTTCTCTCTTTAAAAGTTAATGTTTGATATTTTTAATGTCCGTTGGTATGCATTCAGGACAGACCAAATGAATAGGGCCATCGTCGTATACAGCAATTTTCCACTTATCAAGAGACTCTTGGTCACTGTTGTTAAATGGTTTCTGGCATTCATCACACTTCTTAGGAACACAAGAAAGAGTGGTGTCTAGTTTTTTCACCTTTTCTCTAGTTTTCCTTGGTAATTGTTTCCGGGCTTCTCGTCGTTGTTTTCTATTCATACTCATATTATAGAACTTTTTTTGAGTTTGTATTAGTTGTGCTAACAAGTTTTAGATAACATTCATGTTCATTTGTAATTTTCAAGTCTGCCCATAGAATTTTGAATACAGTTTTTTTTGCAGATGAAATAGGTGATGACCTTTGGGTTTTTCCTATAATAATTCCTGGGCCTTTATAATCTTCAGCAGCTCGATGGAATACCCACGACGTCGTATAAAAATTTACTAAATCACCGATTTTCATTTTAGGCTTTCACTCGCTTGTTCTTTTTCTACCCCGAAGCTGGACCTGTACCAAAGCCTTTCATGTAAATAATAAAGAATCATTTTAGTGACAACCTCTATCCCTCCAATACTTAGGCCCACAACAGGATCTCCACTTATGAGCCACCCAATCAGAACGGTATCAGTCGTTCCAACGATTCTCCACGTTATGGTTTTTAAAAGATGTCTTTTTTTACTAAGACGAGCTTTTTCATTCATCATGCTGTGGTGACCTGTGCACAAGCTGAACGTCTCTTGCATGAACCCTGCGTGTAGAACCTTCATAAAGAATGGTCGCTATTTTCTCCCACGTATGATATTCCACAAGAAGGCCAATCTTCCAAGTCTCGTACCGAGAAAAGAAAGATTGGCCTTTGGTTTTAAATCTTACTATGTCACCTGCTTGCACTTGCTAATTCCATGTCTTCCTGTGAAATGACAAATGGGTGCAACCTTCCAGCAATCATAACAATCCACGATCTCGGCATCCGCAGTTCTACAAGCATGCCTACTTCTTTTTTAAGCCGTGGGTAGAGATCACCATCCACCCAGACCAGATCACCGATTTTCACTGATCACCTCCAAAAGAGATTCTGCGATATCATATGTTTTTTGAACTTTTGGATAGTACACGGTAACACATGGATGAACCGGATTGCTTCCGGCCATTTGTTTTGTAAGAACAATTCCATGCCCTAAAAGTTCACGCTGGTTCATCGCCGCACGGCGACTTAGCTCGAAGGTATGTAATACTTTTCTAATAACCATATCACCGACTTTCATTTTTAATCACCTTCAAGTCGATTGTATCAGCTCCTCCGACATCACCATCGTCGAAGAGCACCACCCATTCCCATGCAATATCGT